CCTTGATCCAGCTTTGATTTCGTCATAGTATTTAGACTTTTGCCCGTCTAAGTGGCTTTTTGCGCTGGCAACTTGCTCTTTAAGCGCAATCTTTTTCTTTTTGATATCTCTTTCATCATCTATTTCCTCATCAAATGAGAAGTCTTCTTCAATTATGAAATCAATTTCATCACTATCTAAATGTGATTTTGTGTTTTTATAGTATTCTCTTAACAAAGCTTTATCATCATAGTTTGTAAAGTCTTGATTAAGTTTTACATAATCTTCTAATGTACCACCAGTTTCTTCCATGAAATCTACAACTTTTTGTAAATTTTCAGGTAAAGGCTTACCATCTTCTTGCTTTTCTATAGCAGCATCAATAATATCTTCAGCTAATACCTCGGCTTCATCTTTAATCTCTTCGTCAGTTATTTCTTCTAATACTGGAGCTTCTTCTTGTGCTTGTTCTTCCGGTTGTACTTCTTCTTGTTTTTCTGTGGGCTCGGCATTATCAGGCTTTGCAACCACTCCCTTGTCGTCAGGGTTATCTTTTTTAGTTTCATCTTGTTTTGGTGTTGGTGGTTTATTTAAATCTACTTTAATAACATTATCTTCTTCAATTGTTTTGTTTTTAGATAAGTCTACTTTTGTAATTTTTTCAATTACTTCTTCTTTTTTTTGTTCCATAATATAATATAATAATAGTTAATAATTTTTTACATACCGCCTAGATTGAGATCACCTCCTATACTATCATTACCTGCTGACTCAAAGTTTTTAGGTGATTTACCATTATTTCTTTGATCAATCATCTCACTTTGTTGAGTTGCTTGTATTTTAGTTCTCTCGTCTTTACGGTCTTCTTTTTGTGTTTCTTTTTTATTTGTTGCTTCTGACTCCATTTCACGCAACTGCATGTTAAACTCAAACTCAGTTTGCATTAGTTGTTTTTTCATCTCCATTTCTTGTTGGAGTTGCTGGATTTTTAATTCAGCTTTAGTTTGCTCTAATTGTATTTCGCCTTGAATTTTAGCTTCATTAGCTTGCATTTCAGACTGAGACTTAGCTTGAGCTGCTTGTTGATTTGCTTGAGATTGAGATTCAATATTTTGTTTTTGAGCGGCTTGATCTTTTTCAAGTTTTTTAGCTCTACGTATTTTTAATACTTGGTTTGCAAGTTTAATGTTTTTAATCTCTCTAAGATCTATGGCATCTGCTAGTTCTATTAGCTTTTGTTGAAGAGCCATTTGTATATTTTGCTCAAGCATTTGTTTTTCTTCATCATCTGGTGTTAGCTCTATAAATATACCAAAATCATACAAGTGTAACTCTTTCATTTCACTTAAAGTTGCAACATTATGAGCGCCAATTTGTTGAACAAAAGCATCTGCTGTTGGTGAATACTCTAGTATATCAGATATTCTAAGAGATAAACATTGAGCTACTTCTGAAGTTAAAAACAATCCTCCTTGTAAAATATGTCTTGTTGCGGTGTTAGAGTTTGCTGCAGCCATTTTTTGTATACCTACTAAAGCATTTTTATCTGGTGTACTACCGTCTCTTGCTTCATTTAACCCAGTTGTATCTCTTATCATCTGCATGTAATAGTTATACGTTTGAATTAACGTACCCATTTTTTGACCACCACTACCACTTGATATTTCTTGAATAGGAACTTTACCTGGATTACCATCACCATCAGCAGTCATTGATCTACCAATAACAGATCCTGTTTGAAAAAACATATTTAAAGCTTCTTGTGGATTATAGTTTGTTCCATTACCTAAATCTATTTCAGCTAAACCATCAGCATCTAAATAAACACCATCTGGCACCATTCTAGATAATACTTGCTGTAGTTTTAAATGTGTTAGCTGTATCATGTCAGCAAAACCTGTTATACGACTCACTAAAGACTCTATGCGACCTTCGTACATTCTTGGCGCAACTATAGCGTAACTCATTTTTACTTTAGTATAATCACTTTTAGGACGCATCATGTTCTTAGCCATTTCCCACTTTATCAGCTTATTAGTCCCTACTATTAAAGCTCCTTCGTATAATACTTCTATTTTCTTTTGCAGTTTACCAAAATTCCCTTCTGAATCCATAGGTGGATTAAAAGTATCATCTTTACCTATAACTTTATCAGCACCACTACCTGTTTGTTTAACCTTGTAAGTTTCATTCATAAACGTTTTATAATTAAAATATAAAACTTGAATAGTGTTGTTGTCTTGTTGTGAATTTTTAGAAGAAGAATAATTAGTCTTATGACCATAATTATTTTTCATAATTTCTTCTAAATCAACTGTAGTTAAGTGTGGGAATTGTTTTACTAACTCGTTTACAGGTATTGATTTCACCTCTCCAACATAATATATATCTTCAAAGTACGGAGACTCAGTGTAAGAATATACTAGATTAGCTGGATCAACGTATTTAATTGTAGTTCCTTCAGAAGTGTTAAAGTCTGTTTTAACAGCACCTATTCCTAAAACTGTTAAATCGTAGTAAAATTGTTTTTTAATTAATTCGTACCTATTACCTTCCATTACTGTGTTTAAAGCTTGCTCATTAGCTAGCTCAACAGCTTGCTTGTAGTTAAGCTGCATGTGCAGTTTTAACTCTTCTTCTGTGTCTGGTAAAGTTTCTTTAGGATTTTCATAAGTATTCATGTTGAAATTTTCTTGAGCAAAATCATTAAACTCTTTTGATCTCATATCTCTCAACATTGATTCCATATAATCTGTTCTTTTACTAACACCATACGGATCTTGCGAATAAGCTTTTATATCGTAAGTTCTTTCAGCAATACCATTAACAACAATATCAACAAACTTAGGTATAACAGGCACTGGCTTCCAGTCTAAATTAAGATAGGACAAATCACCGTTTATAGATAACTCATCCTTATATTTTTGTATAGATTGTTCACCTCTAGCGTATAGTCTTAGTTTTCTAAAGTCGTTTCTATTACTAGAGTACCTATGGTTATAACCTTGATCTTTATTAAACCACTCAGACTCTATAGCTTTAGCAACCTTCATACCATACTCAAAGCTAATTTTTTCTATATCGCTAACGACTTGACTTGGGAAATAACTTTTTGAAACTGAATCAGCCATATTTATTCTTTAATTAATTTAGATGTACTACCTTGATTTCCATATCTAGCAATACTTATGTTTAGTTTTGGTTTTTCTACTTTTGCATTTGGTGCGTATAAATGTCTGTTATTAGCCATAATAGCTAAACCAGAACTAATAGACGCATCGTGCTTTGTTCTTTTGTTTATATCAAATTTTGCCCAGTCATTTAACAGCTCATTAAAATAACAGTCTCCAAATGATCCATCTTGTGACATACCAACGTGAGCCTGGATATACATCTCAATTGCAGCAGCATGAGCTTGTTTTATATCTTCACTTGAATTAGGTATTCCACCTACTTCTTTTTCAGCTACAGATAACTTGTTCCATATCTTATCAGGTCTATTCATACTAAACCCTCTATAACCTCTTCTTCTAAAGTAATACAATAAACGAGGTTTGTTATTCTCCGCTAGTATAGGCATACCATAAAACACGCAAGCCATAAGAACATCTTCAAAGAATATCTCTGCGGTTGGTGGTCTTGACAAGTATTCTAAGAAAAAGCTATTAGCAGGAGCATCTTCCATTGAAAACCTAGTTAATCCGTGGAGTGCACCTTTAGAACCTACACCATCTACTGTTCCTGATATATCATAACTATCACAACCAAAAGCACCCATGTGCTCGTTACCAGGCCATTTAACACCGTTTTTTATTATAACTTTATTCTGTATCTGTGTTGGTGGTACCCAGCTTACTTTAAATCTACCTTTTGAATCTGGATAAAATATAACCTGGCTGTCTTTTACACCGTTAACCCATTGAAAATTACCTTTAGTAACACCTAATGTTCTAGACATTTCTTCGTTGTAATCTATTTGTTCGTATAATTTAACTAAGTTAAATATACTATTTTTTGTTTCATCTCTAAAAGCATGCTCTGTAGTTCTAGGAAACTGACGGTAAAATTCATTTAAAGCATCTTGATCTCCTTTCAAACCATCAGCTTCATTCTGCCAGTTTTCTACTACACCTACATCTATTAACTCTCCTTGTGGATCGAAGACATCATGGTCCGGATTATCAAAGACTGGAATTCCGTGTTCATCAATGAATCCTTCATAATTCCATTCCATTGGAATAAAAAGAGAGTATAAACCAGACGCTGTTTGTCCATTAC